CCCCGACAGCGACCTCGACAACGAACAGCCGCGCCACGTCACCGTCAAGCTGGGCGACTGCCGCCGCGCCGCGTCGCTGCTCGGCATCTATCCAAAAGTGAAGGTCTGACATGGACACACTGATCAACATGGCGGCGGTGCAACGGGTGGAAGCCGCCGCTGCTATGTCCTTCGCACAGCGTGTGGCCCTGCTCCGTCGCCCGCTCCCGTCGCACGCTATCGAGGGCGGGAACTTCCGCCAGTGGGCCGCCGCAGTCTGCTCGGCAGAGGTTCGCCACCGCGAGCGCGACTATCTCCGGGTAGAGCGCGAGCTTGGCGTGAGCGTCCCGCGTTGGGACTTCCTGAATAACGATGAGGTCGGCCAGTACCCGCACGAGGCGCACGCCGGGGCCGCGCTGCTCTGGCTTTCTCACCTGCAAGCCCACGAGAGCGAGAAGCGGACGCCGTGGAACTTCCTGCCGTGGACCGACTGGAAGCGCGAGACGCGCGCCGCCTGGATCGCCAAGCGCCGCAAGCTCTGGGCCGGATTCATCAAGGAAGTGCGCGCCTACGAACACGCGCGGAAGGAGGCGGGACTGTGAGCGACGAACGCCTTCTCATCATTTCCGGAACGATTGTTCCCTGCGTTCCCCGCCGCTCTTGGTGGCATCGGGTCTGCCGCTGGATGCGGGCTCACATCTAACAACCGAAGGAGTGTTTTAAATGCCTGATACGATGATGCAATCCGAGAGCATAGCGGCTCGTCCGTCCATTGCTGATCTAGCTGCGGCGCTCTGCAAGGCGCAGGCCCAGATGGAAGGCGCCAAGAAGGACGCCAATAACCCGCACTTCAAGTCGAAGTATGCCGATCTTGCGTCCGTGTGGGATGCCATTCGCGGCCCCTTGACCAGCAACGGCCTGTCGGTTGTCCAGCTTCTCCGCTCCATTGCGGGCGGCGTCGAGGTCGAGACGATCCTGATGCACGCCAGTGGGCAGCAGATCAGCGACGTATTTGCCGTGCCAGCCACCAAGAACGACGCGCAGGGCTACGGCTCTGCGGCCACTTACGCCCGCCGCTACGCCTTGATGGCGATGGTGGGCGTTGCGCCCGAGGATGACGACGGCAACGCCGCTGTAGGATCTGCGGGTTCGGCTGGCGGTGGCACGCAGTTTCGCCCTGAGCGACGCGGCGGTTCTGATTGGGTCGAGGAATCGCGTCGAGATGGCACGCTCGATGAGAGCCGCCAGAAGGGCAAGCTCCCGGCCGCTAAGCAGGCCGCGCCCATCAACACCCCCGCCGCCGCTGGCAGCGCCATCAAGCGCATCGAATGGGTCAAGGCGTCGGTCGCCTTCCTGAAGGACGCCAGCACCGACGCACAGATCGCCCGTGAATGGTGGGTCGAGAACAAGGCCCGCACCGACGTGATCGAGACGGCGCTGCCGACCGAGTACGAGCGCCTGCTCGATGCCTACAACGAAGCCCTTGAACGGAAGGTAGACGCCTAATGGACCGCGAGGAATGGAGGCCGGTTATTGGCTGGCCCTATGAAGTCTCATCCATGGGGCGCGTCCGCCGCAACGATGGGCGCATTATGTCCCCAACCCAACACGGACACGGCTACCTTCAGGTGTGGATGCGGAATGCAGGCAAGCGTCACAAAGAATACGTCCATCGCCTCGTCGCCTTTGCATTCCTTGGTGAACCGCCGAATCCCGATTGCCACGCGGACCACATCAACAGCGAACGCGCGGACAATCGCCTAGAGAATCTCCGATGGCTTTCCCCGGCGCAAAACAGAGCGAGGAGACGCATTCGGAAGGGCGAAACGCACCACGGGGCGAAGTTATCTGACAGCGCCGTGCGCGCTCTCCGGGAGGACCGCTCCGTCAATAACGCCGAGATGGCCAGACGGCTCGGCGTCCGCAGGGAAACAGTCAGAGACATTCGCCTAGGGAAGGAGCGGACACATGCAATCTGAACGTCACGGAATCGGGGGGAACGCCCCGCCGCTGGCTGAGCGGCTGGAGATCGAACACGCCAACCTCGCCGCCAAGGCGGTTGAGTGCGCCGGGCTCGTGCCCGAAACCCTGGCCCCCGTCACGACGGACGATGATGCGGGAGCCTATGCTGAGACGGCCAAGACGCTGAAAGGCTGCCTCGCGGCTATCGAGACAGCCCGCAAGAAGGAGAAGGACCAGATCCTGAAGGACGGCCGGGCCATCGACGGGCACTTCGCCACGATGTCGGAGCCGGTCAAGGCGGCGGCGGATCGTGTCGTCGCCGCTATCAACGCTTTTCAGACAAAGAAGCTGGAGGAGCAGCGCCGCATCCAGCGCGAGGCCGACGAGCGCGCCCGGAAGGAGGCGGAAGCGTTCGATGAGCCCCCGCCTCCGGTTGCCGCGCCTGTGATCGCCAAGGAAGCTGCCCGCGTGGTGGGCTTCAGCGGGACCAAGGCCGCCGCGTCCGTGAAGTGGATTCACGAGGTCGTATCCCCCGCCCAGGTGCCGCGTGAGTTCCTGATGGTCAACGAGGCGGCCATCAAGGCGGCCATTGCTGGCGGGCGTCGCGACATCCCCGGCGTCCGCATCTTTGAACAGGTCAGGACGGCGATCCGCTGATGACTACGCGCTTCCTTGAAACCGACGCGGACCGGCGCACGCTGATCCGCTTCCTGGAGGCGCAGCCGCTGCCCTTGACCGTCTCGCTATCCAGGGGAGGCAAGCGGTCGTTGAAGCAGAACAAGCTTCAACGGCTGTGGCTGAACGAGATCGCGGAGCAGCTTGGCGACCAGACGCCGGAAGAGGTCAGAGGGTACGCAAAACTTACCATAGGCGTTCCCATCCTGCGCGCCGAGAACGATGCCTTTCGCCAACGCTACGACGCCATCGTGAGGCCGCTGCCCTATACGCAGAAGTTGGCCTTAATGATGGAGCCTCTGGACTTTCCCATCACCCGGCTAATGACCACGAAGCAGGCGACGGCCTATCTCGACGGCGTGCATCGGCACTTTTCCGAAAAGGGCATTGTGTTGACCGATCCCGGCGACCTTCTTGCTTGCGCGCAAAGGCAGGCCGCATGACCGCCCGCCGTGAGTTCTCCAAACGCCAGAAGGCCGAGATAGTCCACCGCGCCATGAACGCGGCGGGCCGGATCGCCTGCGAGGGCTGCGGGTTTGTCTTGGGCCATCGCCCATACGAGATCGACCACACAATCCCCGAGGCCCTGGTGCTGGACAAGACCAAGCCGCTCACAATCGCGGAAGGTAAGTTGCTCGGCAAGGAGTGCTGCCACCGTGGCGGCAAGACCGCCAAGGACGTTGGCGACATCGCCCGCGCTGTGCGGCGGGAAGCCAAGCATAACGGCATCCGCAAGCCTCCCGCCTTCCGGTCGAAATGGAAGAAAAAGATCAGCGGAGAGGTGGTGCTGAGATGACCGCCGGGCCGTGGAAAGACCGCGCCTCCTTTGAGACGTGGTGGCGTCAGAACGTCATCGCCTTCAATCGGCTTGCCGTCACGGACCCGCGCGAATGGGAACGCATCGCCAAACACGTTGAGGAATTCCAAAGGAGCAGGAACACATGACCGACGACCAAACCTTGCGCGTTGCCGTGCAGGCGGTGCGTCTCTACGCCGAGTCGCATCCGCGACCTACGCAGGTCACGCAAAAGCAGGCAGCGCAGATGCTGCGCGTCCACCCTAAGACCGTGCGGAACTACATCATGGCCGGTAAACTGCGGCTCAATGCCTGTGGGCTGATTGCAATCGAGGCCGTGGATGCGCTGCGCGCTCCCCAATAATTACGCACGACAGGCACGGAACGCTTTAGGTGCTGGGTTTTTGCGTCCGGCCGGGGGCACCAAGGGCGTTATCCCGGCTTGTCTGCGCATCGGTCAACCAGCGGCAAATATAGACGGCATGGGCACTAACCGGGCATCGCGCTTGCCCCTGAATATCCCTCAAACTGGACAATCTAGCCACGGACTCCCCATTATTCCCCCACGGGGTTACGCACGAGGGCGATATGGCATCGGTGGGGAAACATAGCCGGGGATACCGGGCGCAGGTTTATGTCGGCGGGCGACGAGCGTCGAAGGTTTTCCGCACGCTGCGCGAGGCCAACGCCTGGGCGGCGCAGATGGAGGAGCAGCTCGCCGCGGCGCCGGCCGATCGGCACACACTGCGCGACCTGATCGACGACTACGTCGACAAGGTCATGTCGAAGAAGCGCGGCAACGTGCACGAGGAGCGCCAGGCCAAGGCGTTCCTCCGAGACTTCGCCTGGCTGGCCGACAAGCGCCTGGCCGATCTCGACACGCCAGACTTCGTGCGGTGGCGCGACGAGCGGCTGCAGTCGGTGAGCGATGCCACGGTGCTGCGCAATCTGAACTGGCTGCGCCACGCATTCAGGATCGCGAGGGAGGAATGGCGGTGGATGACCGGCAACCCGCTGCAGGGCCTACGCATCCCCAGGAACCCGGCCCCGCGCACTCGGCGGGTGAGCCCCGGCGAAGTCCGCGCCCTGTGCCGCATCCTCGACTACAGGCCCGGCAATGCCCCTCAGACAAAGGGGCAGGAGGTCGCATTAGCCTTCATGGTCGCCCTGCGGTCCGGTATGCGGGCGGGTGAAATCTTGAGCCTTGGCCGGGGAAATCTTGACCTACGCCGCCGGGTTGCGTCAGTAGCGCACAAGACGCAGCATTTGACAGGCAAGCCCCGCGACGTGCCCCTGACGCACCATGCTGTGCGGCTCTTGCGCCCAGTGGCCGACAGGGATGCGTGCTTCACCATATCAAGCGCCGTGCTGGATACCCTATTCCGCAAGGCGCGCGACCGGCTTTTAATCGAGGACTTGCACTTTCACGACAGCCGCGCGGAGGCCCTGACACGCCTTGCCCGCAAGGTTGACGTGATGACACTTGCCAAGATCAGCGGGCACAAGGACGTGCGTATTCTAGTCGGGACGTACTACCGCGAGACTGCCGAGCAGATCGCGGCCAGACTCTAATCCCACTCGGGAAGATTGAGAACGTGGCGCGGCAATGCGGGCCGGTTTCTTCCCGCTCGGGCATCACGCGATGTCATCCATAGCCCGGATCATAGCGCGCGGTATTTGCATTGCCGCAACGCACTCATCATCTGAGACGGTGGCCGCCACCATGACGTGATCCGCGTCCTCTGCCACCAGAAAGCCCACGGTGACGCAGACTTGTGGCGCCATCGGCTCCGTATGCTTGCACCACATCGCCACAGCTAGAGCGTCCCACCACGTCACGCGAACGATCTTCATGCCGCGCTCCTGTCAAACATGCCCGGATTAACAGTGTGGCGCTCCACCTCGCCATGCTCACGGTGGAAGACGATGGCTTTCATGGACTGCCGGGAGCGGTAGCCGTTGGACGCGGCATAGGCATCGGCCGGCGGCAGGACGCCCAAGGTTTCGACGTTGCAGCCTGGGTACTCTTTGACGGCCTCGTGGTGGACGTGGCCGGTTAACCAAAGCCGGTACGACGTGCGGCCCCAGGCTTCTGGCTGGTCGGTTGCCATGATGGACGGAAGGTGCTGCGGCTTGGCTTTGTCGCCGTGATGTGTGCCTATTAGGACGCGACCCCACTCAAAATAGTGGAAGTGCTGGGGCGACGTATCGACCGAGACACGCGGCTCGTTTTCGTAGAGGACGCCTAGCAATACGGTCATGAATGCCGCCGTCGCCGGGTCGTGGTTCCCTTTTTCAAAGATCACCCGGACGCGGCCATGCCGCGCCAGCGCCGCGCTAATCATGTGCCGAACCATACGCACCGCGCATTGGATCATTTTGGGAAACCGCCCGTCCGCATCCAGCAGGTTCTTGTGCTGCGGCGTGACGGCGGCATAGGAATCGTAATGAAGGAAATCGCCCAACCACGCGATAAGCGCCTGCTCTGACGGCGGGCATACCTCGATCAGCCGTTGCGAGGCGTCGGCTAAAAGCTGCTCACTGCGGGCCAGATCGTAGTTTTCGCCGCCGGTTTCCTCGCTCCACGCCAGCATGCCGGCATGATGGTCGCCCACGGGATAGACAGCGAGAACGTCGCTCGAAACGGCATGCTTGCCGCGCGGCACCTGCTTGGCGCGCTTCACGTCGGCCGCGATGTCCGCAGCGCATTGCTTCCACAGGGCCTCGCGCTCGGCCTCGTCCGCCTTCTCAGTCACCCACTGCTGAGTAATCGCGCCGGTCTGGTCGTATAGCCGGGAGGTTTTGACGATCTTTTTCGGGTCGGGAAGCTGGACGGTATCGCCTTCGGCCCGGCCGGCGAGCCGCGTCTTATCCCACCTGCCGCGCTCGTTGCCGTCGCCGTCGTAAAGGACGGACTGCCCTTTCATCACCATGCGCTGGCCGTCTGGTCTAAAGCCCCGGCGCTCGGCTTCCCGCACGCGGTGTTGAAATGTCGTCCGCGACATCCTGAGATAGTCTGCCGCCGCGCTCTGACTGCCCAACCGGGCCACCGCTTCGACCGCCTCTTGCAACGCCTCGTCAGTCAGGCTCTGCGCGGCCATCAGAGCTTTCCGCCTTTCACAAACTCAACGAGGCTTGCGTGCCGGGTTCTACAGGTGACGTAGGCTTGAGCGACCCGGATACGCTCGGCGGCAATCTCGTTGTCGCTGGCGTTGTCCAGCGCGAGGGTCGGATCAACGCACGGGAGGAGAAGGCTCGCGTCCGGGGTCCGCTCCACCAGGCGGGGCGATGATGTCCCGCACGCCGACACTAGCAGCACGCATGCTAGGGCTGGCAGCGCATTCACGAGTGACAGGCGCACTGTAGATCCTTTCGGTTACGGTCACGACCTTGGTTTCGAGCTTGGAAAGCGCGTCGGCTTGCCGGGAGACAATCTCAGCGGACAGGCGGGCGTCGGCTTCCTTCTGGGCAATGACCGCGCTGGCGGCGGCCAACTGCACCTCGAGCTTGCCGTTTTCTGCCCACGCCATTTTTAACAGGATGCCGGATGCCACCAGAAGGACGGCCAGCACGCCCGCGCCAATGGCGAGATACTTGCTCACGGGATGCGCGCCGCGAACCGCGCGCCCCGGAACTGCTCGCGCTCGCCGTTGCGCCGCGACGTGATTTCCGGGGGAATGTGCCAACGGTCGAATTGCAGCGCCGCGCCTTCGTAGTCGCCCGCGTTGATCTTCTTCAGGAGGGTAGACGACTTGAAGGCACCCTCGCCCACGTTGAAGGCGAACGAGACAAGCGCGTCGAACTGGTGCCGCTCAAGCCCGACCTTCACGCCATCGTTGATGGCCCTCTCAAATCGGTTCAGGTTGTAGCGCAGATCCTCGTCGGCCTGTTCCTGTGTGATGGGAGGCCCGTTGGGGATCACGCCGACAGTATTTCCGACACCCGATGTCCAGACGCCGACCGAATCGAGATAGGGCTTCAGCACGCAGCCCTCGCGCTCTGTCAGGAGCTTCAAGCCCTGGTCGCTGGTTTTCATGTCGTGCCCCTTTCCTGCTCGCGCATCCGGCGCATGAGAATGTCCATGCCGTCCGCGACGAGGTTGCGAAGTTCGCCAGCAGACACGGCGAAAACTAGGTCCCGCTCGCCGTCGAAGACCTTGAGGCGCACGGGTTGGCCGTTTTCGCAGATAATGCGCGGCATGTGGCCGGTTGTGTGTCCCGGCCCGGCTCGCATCAGATTACCACCGCGAGAATTGTCGCGACGGCAAAGACCCCGACCCACCCCCACTCGCCGCAGTCCGCCCGCAGGGATGCCCGGACGAACAGCGCAGCGCCGATGATCTGGACGAGGCGGCCGGATGCGGACCACGCCACGGCCTCCGATGTCCAGTTGGTCGCGCCGAAAACGGCGACCACTAGCTCGCGGATCAGGGTGCCGGCGAGAAACAGGCCAAAGGCGAAAAGAAAGTCGCGACGAACGGCGGTTCGCCAGCGGACAAAACACGCCGCGATGCCCGCAAGGCAAAGAAGCCCCAGCAGTTCGGACGTGTTGTGGAGGTACGAGCCGCCCATTATTGCTTCTCCTTGTTGCCGGCCAAATCGCCGCCGAGCGCGGAAAGCCCGTCGTCTAGTGGGATCTCCTCCAGAAATCGTGCCAGTGCTCGCATCGACCGCTGCATGTTCAGCCTCGCCGCCTCGCGCTCCCGGTCTGCGTCCGCCGCTTGCTTGCGAAGCGCGTCCACCTCGAGTTGGTCTTTTCGCCAGAACATCACGGCCGCCCTTTCAGCGCCGCAAGCGCCAAGTCTAACGTCACCTTCATGTCTTTGAGCGCATCGGTGACGGTGCGGATATTGTCGGCCTGCTGCGTCAGAAGCGTCTTGGTTTCACCGATGCGGGCCTCGTAGGAGGAGATCAGGGCCTTCGCGAGCGTCCAGACGGCAGCGGCCAGCGCAATCAAAATCACGCCGAAGCCGCCCCACTGGGCAACGACAGGGGCGGTCAGGGTCGCGTCGGGCATCTCTATTCCCCGGCGCTCGTCGCGGCGTGCTGCGTCCCGGTCTCCCGGTGCAGGCGGCCGATGTGGGCAACCATCTCGGCCTCAGTGCCCACGAACATGCGGCCGGCGCTCTCGTCGGCGTGACCGTCTACAATCGGGCGGACCCACCACAGGGGCTTGCCGTTTGTGCGGTTGCTCATGACGTCGGCACTCCAAGGAACTGCGCGAGGCGCTGGTTTGGGATGCGCTCGAGGTCGCCGCCGAACTGGGCGTAGAGCGGCGTGATCCAGGCGTGCGAGAAGCCATAGGTCGAACGGAGAGAGCGGAGAGCGGTGACGTAGTCGACCGGGATTTCCTGTGCCGTGCCGCCAACGCGAAGCTCAATCGCCAGATTGTCGATCGGCAACGGAAGCGTACCGTCCACGCCTTTGAAGAAGTTCATCTGGGCAACAATTTCGGCGGTCATCGCGGTAGCGGTCGGAGCAGTCGAGTTTGTGATAAGCACATGCAGGTCGATGTTCTCGTCAATACCATTGACGCCCGCCGCGGCGGTGAGCAGAGCATTGGCGTTCTCGATACGCCATCCGCTGTAGGTGCCCGTCCCCTTGTGCACGGCATGCGACAAGGTGGTGAGCGTGTAGCTCTTGGCGTGGCACAGCCGCGCCAGGCCACGGATCGAGCGGACGAACTGAGCGGGTGAGCGATTGTCCGCCCATTCGAGATCGAGCGTGATCCCGCCGACCGGCGAATAACCCCGCGTCCGAATGTCGGCCAGCCGGCCCTGGCCGAGCAGGATCTTGTTTCGCGTAACCTTGAACTGGCCGTTCACGGCATCATCGACAAAGATCGTGTCGCGGTTGTCGTAGAAATAAGCCCTGTGGCCGACAGCCCCGGTGTTGATGCTCACGTCAGTGTAGAGGTCGGACGCGCTGCC